TTATCCACTTTTTTATCAAACAATGCTCTATGTGCATTGGTATCACTAAGATGATTGAGTAGCTGACCTGCTGAGGCTGTACCTTCTACGATTCTTTCCAATCCCTCAATGGAATCCATTGGAATCTTTTCATCTTTGTGCCAAAAGCTATCAATCCAAGCATAAAAATGCTCTTGCGCAGGTTTCATAAAGTTTGAAAACCATTTTTTGAGTGTTTTTTTTGATGTCATATTAAAAAAAATTATATATTACGATATTTATTTCTATTTAGAATCCTACGTATTCAATAAATTGCACCACACGATAGGGAGGCATATTATTGTGAGGTTGATCGCCACCTGTAGGTGAGGTAGTGCGACTATCAGGATCATCTGCACTGAAGTCAGAAGATAAGGCTCCTCTATCATTATCACGGACTAACCAGGGTATATTCTCAATGTTATGGCTATGGCTTGGCATCTCATCAATAGTGAGTTTGTGGGAGCGTTCACCTCCACTTTGGTTGAGTGCGTTGAGGCGATAGTCTTGTACATCGTCTTTTGTCTTAACATAATCGGGGTCGAGACCGATAGGCATTTTGCCACGTAGGTTCACGTACTCACGCCAGCCTGCGGGTATTTCATTAGCTGGTTTGCCCCATAGAGCGATGAGCCCAATAGGTACAGCTTGCTTTTGTTTTTCGAGTTTTTCAATGCGCTCAAGGAGTTTTTTAGTCTCGGTGTTATCTGTTTTATTTTTGCCTAATTCTTGTAGGTTATTCACTCTTTTAAAATCCTCCCAATTGAAAGTATTCTGGGGGGTAGAGCGTCCAAAGGTAACTGTGCGAATATTCTCTAAAGGACGAAGAAAGCCGTCATCAAATGTTACTTCGTTGGTTACTTCTTTGATAAATACCGTATCATCTTTTGCACCTCCTTCAAAGGGAAAAAGTTCTCCGTTAATAAAGACAGTGCCAGGGGTGATAGTGTTGCCTATCTCTTCGCAACCTGAGATAATTGCCTTATTGCCTGCCATACTTCCTAAGCTATTGAAGAGGCGGTAGCTGTTCTGCATAAAGGCAAGGAAAGCCACATCAAAAGGGTAGCCTGCGTTGTGTTCTGTGTTTATTGTATTCATAATACTAATTTACTAATCTGCTAATTGGCTAATTTGCCAACGTTTACCTGCGAGCTTGTAGAAGTTCACTAAGGCTTCTAACTTGTATTTGTCGTATGTTAAGTCCTTGGGAAGGACTACTATAAAATCTACTCCGCCGTCGATATAGTCGCCTCGTTGATAGAGGAAGATTTTGCCTAAATATAGGGGTTTATTCGCGCTGCGGGGATAGATATACAACCTTTGTTTCTGCTTGCCATCTTCTATACGTATGCGCCGTTGTTCGTCATCAAACTCATCATTTAGAGCCTTGCGCAAATAGCATACTTGGCTGTTGTGTGCCAAGTTGTACAAATCGGCTTGGCGTGCTTGCTGAAATTCGTATAGCAGTTTGTGCAAGGGCGTTGCCAAGGTGCGTAACCACGCTACTAACTTCGGCTTTCGCAGGAAGGTAGGGGTTAGCATCACGAGCAGTTTGTCGATGTTTAGGTTATACATTGCTAACGTAGGTTATATCGTTAAAGTTATCAATGGTAAAATAGCCCGCGGTGGGTATCTTGCTTATTTCTATCATTTCAAAAGCTCCGTAGTCTCCACCGCTGGTGATGTTCTTACTTTGTGCTAACACTAAGTGAGGTATTTTAACCCCCTCTGCTTGTTGCAGCACATCAATAAGGTGTGCTAATACGAGCTCACCGTTAAAGGGTAGGCGTTTTAAATAGTCTTTAATAGCCGTTTCTACTGGCTTAGTGGCGTGAATGATACTTTGTCCGTTACTATCTAATACCAAAGGATCATATACTATCTTCATTTGCAAGTGAAGTATATCGGGTTGGTAGTTCACCACTGATAGGCGTACGCCCGCGTCTTTTATCTCTTGCAAGTAGGCTTCAAAGGCTTGCTTTTGGGCATCAGTGATAGGTTGCAACTGCTCGCCCTGTTCACCCGATATTTTTACTATCAAACGCCCCTCGTTTTTGCTTTCAATCACTGCGGAGTACTTCACTATCTTACTTGCCTGTATCTGTTCCTCCGTGTGTCCTTGGTTATTGAACTTGTCGCTGTCGGGCAATAGGTCAAAACCATACTGAAAAGCAAGGGCTTTGCTTCTGTACCAACGTGCTGTGTGGGGTTTGAGTTCGGTAAGGCGTTTGTCTATATCCGCTCTATGCTGGTCGAATAGCTTCTCTAAGCTCCATATTGCCACCGCTATAATATAGACCCACAAGCGCCAAATCGCTACTTTGGAAGTGCTATTGAGACTTTCCAATGCAGGCTCTTGTGCTTTGGCTTGCAGGATAAGGTTTTGTATCTCTTGAATGCTTCGTGCCATAGTTATTGTTGTGTTACTACAAAGTCTAAGTTAATCGCCCAAATACTGATACCCTCAAGGCGTTTAGCAACTTGTTCATCTTCCTTAGAAAAGGCAGTTGCGGGCTGTAAGTTCTTTGCAATGTAGTAGTTTAGTATATCTTTATTGCTAAATGCTTCGGCAGGCAGTACTAAGGTTTTGCCCGCTTGCACATCATCAGTGATGTTAATAGCGTTGGCTTCGGCAAACTCAAAGACGCTTTCAATTGTGCCTGTATGTTGCAGGGCAATGTCTAATAGACTTTGATTATGTAGGGCGGTGATTGTCATTTTGCTTTACCATTTAACTGCTTGTACTTCTTTAATTCAGTGAGAAGTTCCTCTACTGAGGCTTCTAAGTCCTTAATGCGTTGGTTAGCGTGTTTGAGTTCCTCAATAGCATTGGCGTACTTGGTGCCTAAGTCTTCTATCATCTCTCGGTATATCTTCACAGCCTTGTCTACATTGTCAAGTTCGGAGGTTTGTAGTTCCATTTGCTGCTTGGGGCGACCAAAGAACCAACCTGCTAAGCCCGATAATACCATACCGATAAACGAACCAAAATGCTCTTTAAGTACTTCTGTTATCCATTCCATTGTGATATGTGTTTTTAAGTTATTTTCCCTTTTCCTTCACCCGTAGTAGCACCCGTATAAGCCCCTGCTTGTAGGGTGATTCCTGTAGCTACTGTTACCTCGCCACTACGAACAAAGTCGTCAATAATGGAGGCTAAGCGTTCGGCATACTCTTCCATTGAGGTATCGGTTTTGCGTTGCATATCTTGTTGTAAGGCGATAATGCCTTGTTGAAGGGCTTGTTTGTTTAGTGCCATAACTGGTTAATTTTATTGTTAATCTCTTCAAACTTTGCTACATTATTCGGGGCAAAGTTGCCAGGGCCTGCGGGAGTTTGAATGATAGCGTTTTTAAGTTCTGTTAAAAGGTCGTTTAAAAGGGTTTTAAAATCGGCTTGCTCATTTTTGAGTTGCAGTTTGCCATCTTCTATCTTTAGGGTAAAACCTCCCAATATGCATTCTACTTTCTCCAGCTCGGAGGTTCCTACTACTATTGCCGTTTCTTTGTTGATAAAAGACACACATACCAGCGAACCCACTTTGGGTTGAAAGTAGAGGCCTCCGTGATCAAAATCTACTACTAAATACACATCGTTAATAGGTGAACTACCGTCTAAGGGACTTACATCGGCGGTTTTAGCCTCCTCATCTACAGAGGTTACCTCGCACACCTTGGCGTATAGTTCCTGCCTCGTATTGGCTAATTGCTGTATCAGTTCTTTTATCATAATGCATTCCCTAATTCAATCTTTTGTCGGTAGCCATTGGTACCGAAGCTAATCTCATTCTTTTTTACTAAATAAGTACCACTATTGCCGTCGGAGGCAAGGATTTCCACCATATCGCACTTACTTACTTCGGGTACACCAAAGGTTTCAAACGATCCCTTAAAACCACTTTGCTTGTAGCGTTCTAAGGCTTGTAGGGCGTACTTCTTTAGCTCCTCCTCTGTTAGTCCGTCTATGCGAAGTTTTATTACTTCACCGTCTTTATCGCCGTACTCGTAGGTGATTTTCTTATGCTTGGCGTTAAAACTCTGCGCCTCTACACGTACCCTTATATCGTCTTTGTCACGGTAAGTAAAGTCTTCACTGATGATGTTTCTGCCGTGCCTAAAAAACAGCTTCCTTCTATTGTCTATAGGGTAAGCTAAGCCGATGTACAACACCGATTTGCCATCAATAAACCTAAAGTAGCTACTAAGCATTACCTTGTCTTTTAGTTCCTGTAACTCTTGTGATACATTGGGCTGGGTGATGCGCCACGCTCCTACGTGTATGTTGTCGTCAATGAGTTTGTAGGCGATATTCGTGTCCTTGAGTAGGTGTTCCACTATCTCTTTGAGGGTAGCATTCTTAAAGGCTTTAGGCGCGGCTTTTAGTGTTTTAAGGAGGAACATACCGTCTTCACACTTTATGGTGATAGGCACTTTGGCATCTACCGAACGCACGTAACCCGCAAAGCGTACCTTTAAGTCATCATCATAACCGAGCTCTACCGTAATGCGGTCGCCTCGCTTGATTGGGGGTGTACCTTTTTCACTTACATAGCCTTGCCAGCGAATATTGCGTGGCAACTTCAGTTCGCAAGTATCGGTAAGGCTTCCCATATCTTCTACAATGTTACATTCTGAAAGAGCCGTAAATACCCACTTTTGCTCACCCTCAATGGTTATTCTACTTACTAATCTTAACATACTCGTCTTGCTGTATTTGCTTTATTTCATAGGGTTCGTCTGATAGCATTTGTATCTGTACGCTTTGGCGATTGCTGTGGGTTTCTTGTTGTAAGGAGAAGGAGGTAACTCTGGCAGAAGATTGTCTAACGAGTTGATTTGCCCAACAACTTTAAGCAAAAGTACGAATGTGGATAGCGACAAGTTGCCTGCACTGCCATTCTCAAACTTGTGAATGGGGGGGAGCCC